GCTTCTTTGTCACGTCACGCTCCGGGGCGACGCGCGTGCCCGAGCCGGTGCAGACGATGCCATATGTGCGGCAGTCCACGCCGCCGAAGGAAAAACTGTGTTTAACCAAGTCCGCCGTACCTCCTCTCGTACTCGATCTGGATCTTGCGCATCACAGCATTTGCCAGGTCGTCCACACTCTGGCCCGCTGCGCCGTAGACGTTTACGACGAGCTGGCCGCTCCGGGCGGCCAGGACCAGCTGGCGCAGGTTGTCCATGGCGTTATCCATGCTGGCCAGGCTGTTGTAGTAGCCCCGATTTTGCGCGTTACTCCAGGCATTGATGCCGCCCGTCACATCTGCGGAGATGTCAAAGCTGGTGGGGATCGCCTTGCGCATGGCCTCCTCATCGATGCTGTTCACAAATCCCACCGTGACGCCCTGGCCCAGGTACTGGCCGACCTCGTCCTCCATGACGGTGGATGGGGAATGGATTCCGAAGAAATTCTTCAGACTGGTCAGGACGTGCTGACCGAAGCCGCGGATTTTTTGTCCGATCCAGGCGCCCATGTTGCTGATACCGTTCCACAGGCCGCGGATGAGCTGGGAGCCCACCTCGCTGAGCTGGCCGACGCCGGAGATCAGACCGCGCACGATGGCGGAGATGATCTGCGGGATCTTGGACACCAGCTGCGGGATGGCCCGGATCAGGCCGGTGGCGATGCCGATGGTCAGCCTGATGGCGGCGGAGATCAGCACATCGATGTGGTTGATGAGGGTCTGCACGATCTCCATGACCAGGTTGACCGTGGCGGGGACCAACTGAGGCATGGCGTTTGCGATGCCGGTGATCAGGGAGCTCAGCAGCTGGGCGCCGGCGTCTATGATGCTCGGCAGTGAGTCGATGATCGTGTTGATCAGCAGCTCCAGGGCTGTCTGGGCGTATGGCCCCATTTTTTCCAGGGCGGTGCCGAGCTGATCGACGCCGCTCTCCACCATCGCCACGCCGCCGTCCACGTCGCCGGAGATGATGGCCGTCAGGCCATCAAAAACGCTTGAAATTCCCGGCGCAAACTCGATAGACACCTTGTTTTTGGCGGCATCCAAGGCGTTGTGAAAGCGCTGCATGGAGTCGTCCACCGCGCCGAGGGCCTGCAGCGCGTCCTCACTGAGGACGTAGCCCATGTCGTGGGCCTCCTGGCGGAAGGCAGCCAGACCCTCCGCGCCCTGGGCCATCAAGGGGTTGAGGTCCTGGGCGCTCTTGCCGAAGATGGCCATGGAGTAGGCGTCACGCTGCGTCTCATTATCCATCTGTCCGAGGGCGTCGATGACCTCCTCAAAGACCTCCTGATTGTTGCGCAGCTCGCCGTGGGTGTCAGTCACAGAGACGCCCAGGGCCGCAAACGCATCTGCCGCGCCGCCGGAGCCGTCCTTTGCGCTGGACATGTTTTTGGTAAGCTTGGCCAGGCTGCCGGTGATGGTGTCCACGGACGTGTCGGTGAGCTCCGCCATGTAGCGGTACTCCTGCAGCGCGTCGGTGGACAGCCCTGTCACAACGGAGTCGGTCATGACCTCGTCTGCATAGGCTGCAGCATCCACCACGGCGTCCTTGAGGCCTGCGCCGACGGCCTTGATGCCGTTGACCAGTGCCTTCAGCCCCGCGAGGATCGCCTCGGAGGTCAGATTGGCCTTGAGGAGAGAGCCAAAGGTGTCGGTCTGCTCCCCCGCATCCTTGACCTCCTTGCCAAACTCGTCGATGGACTTGGCGTGGCCGTCCGCCGACTGCTGTGCCTCCTCGATGTACTTGGCATTCTCCTGCAGCGCCTCGTCCATGTTGTTGAGCTGGACTGTGGCATAGTTCAGCTGCTGCTTATATTTGTCGATTTTCTCGGGCGAGTCAGCGTAGACCTTCTCGGCCTCGGCCAGAGCATCCTTTAGCGCCCGGACCTTTTCCTTTTGCTGATCGTACTGTTCCCGGAGGATCTTCTGTTTGGCGGTCAGTGCGCCGATGCTGTTGGCCTGCCCCTTAAATTCGCTGGAGGAGGCAGCGAGATCGGATTTGAGGGTCTTGAGCTGGCTGTTGACCGATGCCATCTCATTTTTCCATTGTTTCTCGCCATCGAGGGACAGCTTTGTCTTGATTGTCCTCGTCGCCATCAGTCATCATCCTCCTCGCTCATCCGGGGCTGGCTGTCCTTTTCCAGCTGCAGCAGGTCGAGCGCCAGGCCGACCGGCATCATCATTCCGTCACGCGGCGGGATGCCCAAAATCTTTGTAAGCATCCTGAGATACCTCGCGCGAGTGAGCAGATTTGCGTTTTTTTTTGATCCAGCTCGGCAAGCCAGGGGTCATAGTCCTCCTCGCCCTGATGCTCCCGCACAAAGCCGGCGCGGATCGCCTCCGTCAGGGCCAGCTTGAGCCCCGGCAGATCCGCCGGCAGCACCTCCAGCGCGGCCTGCCGCACCGGGATGATGGGGCCCTTGTCCTCGCCCCGGGAGCGGCGGTACAGCTCGCCCTGCAGCGAGAGCTCAGCCAGTAGCCAGATGGTGGTGTCAAAAGACGTCTTATAGTCCTCGCTGGTCAGCAGCTCCACCATGTCCTTGTCCGCGCCGAAACGATCGTAAAAGTCAAAGAGCGCCGTGCCGTTGAGCAGCAGATGGTACTCTTTACCGTTCAATTTGCAGGTGGTCAGTTTCATCATTCGCCTCCTAAAAAAGGGCGGATTGCTCCGCCCTCCTTAAGCTTTATCGGGCAGCTTCGAGTCCACCCAGGCTTTTGCCTCCGCTTCGCTCGCAAAATAAGGAGATTTCACCTTCCACTTCCCGTATTCCGGGGCGAGGCTCTTAAACTTCAGCTTTCCGCCAGCCAGGGTGATGGAGTCGCCTTTTGTGCTGTATTCCTCGCCCTGCATCGTCGCCTTTACTTTGGAGTAGAGGATCCCCTGGTAAGACTTGACGTTCTTACGGATGCGGCAGTTGACAAATCCGAGCCCGCCATAGGGGGGATTGTCGTCAATGCCAAATTCCAGGTCCTTATCCTCGCCGGAGCCGGCGAAGCTCGCCCCCAGCACGCCCTGCTGCATGTCGTTGTCCAGGTCAGTGATCTCGACGTCAACATCGGCCTCCTTAAATTCGGAGACATACTCCACAGTCCGGTTATCCCCGGGCTGCGAGGCCTCGTTGAAGCTCGGATTGTCGCTGACCTTCTGCAGCTCAGACAGGACAATGGCATTGTGGTAGGTGGGCAGATCCGTCGCCGGCTCGTTGGCGATCGGGGCAAATTTAATGTACTTAGCTCCATAGGTTGCCATATCGGCACCTCCTTATAGGTTTTTAGATTGCAGCCACTTGTCGTAGACGGCCCACGCCGCCTGGAACATCTGTTCCTCACAAGCCGCATTGGCATCCCGGACAAAGGGCCGCGGGGCCCGGCCGCGGACGCCGTACTCGTTGGCAAAGGCAATGGTTGCATTACTGGTTTTTTTGCCACGGCCGCGGGTACGGCTGCCCTGCGGATAGACGTAGATCACCCGACCTCCGCCCTTGGCCCGCTTGGGCTTGGTTTTACCGATACTACGGACCATCTGCCCGGTGTCCACCAGGCCATAGGCACGCGCCTTGGCCTGCTGGGCCGGGATGACCACATCGGCTTGGGCGTTGAGCATCTCATCCTGGACGTCATCAGGGATCTCCGCGATCTCGCTCAGGGAGAGCATCAGCTCGCCCAGCCCGGACACGTCAAATGTCGCCATCGATAGCCTCCGTTTCAAAGCACCAGGCCGGCCCGTTTTCGTCGCCGATGGGCGTCACCGTGGGGTGGGTAAAACCGGCCTCTACCAGCGCCTGCCGGATGGCCCGTTTTTTCTTCAGCGGGTCCGCTGTGAGATATCGCGGGAGATACCAATTGATGCTGATCAGACATCTGAAGTATTCCGGCTCGTTGTCGCCAAAAAAGACGGGGATTTCGCTGACGCGGAACACGATGTATTCCTCGTCCGGCCCTCCGTACGCATCCGGTTCCACTATCGGCACGAGAGGCAGCAGCGCCTGCCGCAGACGCTCATTGATGTGAGTGCTCATGTGATATCTCCCTTTTGGCTGACGCGGCGCACGTGGACCTTGAGCCACTGCTTGCTGTCGTCATAGCCATCGATGTAGAGGATCTCCCAATCATTTCCGGCATACTCGATCAGTAGCTTGCGGCTGAGGCCGGCCTTGTAGCGGATGACAAAGGTCCCCTGCGTCACGCCGAAATCGCCGTCCCGCTGCGCCACCTCGCTGGAGGATTCCTGCCGCCACCGGGCCGCGCACTCGTAGACGGTGCAGCGATCCGGCACGCGGTAGCCGCTGGCGCAGGGATAACTAATCAGCTCGACAAATCTAATGCGCTTGTTCAGCTCGCCGGCATCAATGTCCATTGCTCATCCCTCCTGCGCGATGGTGCCCGATTCGGGCACCATCGCGTGAACCTTGAGTTGATTCAGGCGGCGGCGGAACGCGGGGTTTTCCACCACAGCGTGCGACACCGTCGCGCTGCGTCGGTCCCAGGCATCCAGGACAATGGCAGAGACACAGAGTCGCCAGCTGGCAGCATCAGGGGAGCCCTCTGCGGGCTCCGGGATGCCGACGTAGTCGACCGCCGCCTGATAGATGT